TTTGCTTCTTTGTCGGCCGCTTTGGCGATTTTGTCGATGTCGATATTTGCATTCTCATGGACGATCTGTTTATTGCCATTTAACTTTTCCTCTTCTGCTTTAAGAGCAGCTTTGTTTACTGCTGCCATTTTTTGTCTAACTGTACTCATTATTTTCCTCGCATAATGTCCATAGCTTTGAACTGATTTTGTTGCTCTATTCTTTCACGAGCAATTGCATCTTTCATCATAGCTATTTCTTCTTGAATTGCCAATCTTTGCTGTGCAATCTGATTGCTTTGCATTGCCTTCATAGCATCGAATTGTTGACGTTGAGCAAACTCTTCACGCTTACGCTGAACATCGTCTGCTTTGATGTCAAGCTCTTTACCTCGTAATTCTACCAATGGATCTGGCATTGGCGGAGCTGGCATAAATACTTGATTGATTTGTTCCATCAATCCAGATACAACTGCAGCTACATCACGAGCCACAGACTCTTGCAACTGTTGCTGATATTGCATAGCAACTTCAGGAGGTAACATATTGATTTGTTGTAACATTTGTTGGAACTCAGGGTTCTGTGCATTTTGTTGATCTACTATCTCAGATGCTCTAAACGATACATGCTGATAGATATGTGATTGAATCAACGACATGACCGCAGGATTGCTCTGTGCGGTAATGGTGCCATACAAAGATATGTGAGCATTGATGTGAGCATCGTGATCTTGACCTGCAAACGCTTGCGCTGGTAATCCAGATATCAACCCTGCGTTTTCATTCGCTGGGTCAATGGGTTGCGGTTGTGGTGGTGGTGGCAAAAGCTGTTCAATGTTTTGCACACCCATGGCAGCGTACATTCTTCTATACGCTTCATAAATACCATTAGGTCCATGTATCTCAGGATTGCTTTGTACTGTCCTCAACATTTCTTGAGCCATCATTACTCGTTGGCTCATGGAGAATGTATTCGGATCGGATACAGGAATAACATCTACTCTGTCATCAAAGTCTAAAGCTTTGATGTTTTGATTGCCGTTAGCAGTAAAGTACGGATAGCTTTCAGGTAAATACTGAGAAAATACTTTGGCCAACAAAGCAAACTCTACACGCTGGCTAGCATGCAATCTTTTGTGAATAGCGGACATCACTCTGGTGCCACGCTCTAAGAGAGCAACCGTTGTACCGACTGGGGCGTTCTGATTAGCATCACCGACTTGTAAGTCAGCTATGGATGCGAAACGCCGACCACTATCGACAAGGATCCCCAGGAGAGAGAGGAGAGTCTGAGAAGGTTCCTTGAACGGTAACGGTACAAAGGCGTCTCGCAAACTTCCTCCGGGAGCGTCCATGTCTCGGAACTCTCCGGGTTGTAGTGGTTGATCATCATTGCGAATACGAATTCCACGAGCTTTGAATCCAGCAGGTAAATTGGATAACGTACCTGCATCGATCAATTGTCGTAGAATTGAAGTTGAGGCTTTTGACAAGCCTCCGATCATGTGGGTTAGACCAAAGCCGTAAAAGCCTAGGCCTGGTAAAAACTTGTAGTGAACAAAGTAATTGATTCTCTCTTTGAGAGGATCACCTTCTTTGTAGTTTCTTCTGATAGACAATACTTTGTTATCAGCAATGGTGACGATATACGGTAACTTAATACCAGTCTCTTCGCCTTCCATGTTTAAATCTTCAAAACCGGGAATATCTAATTCAGTATGGATCTCATAAACTTTACAAGTATCATCGTCTGAATAAGTTTTTCTGATACCTTGAATGTCATCGATCTCTTCTTGAATTTGATCGGTGCCTTCTAGGTCTACGCCACCATTGTCTAAGTCAACATCTCTGTAGAAGCCAACTTGCTGTAACTTGCGAATGTCGTTCATGGACATGTCTACTACGTGAGTCACACGAGTAGCGCTGCGTAAGTCAGTAGCACCGTAAGGTACGATCAAGTCTTCAGATGGAATAAACTTAGAGACAGCTCTGTTCATGGTTTGATCGTAGTAAACTTTTCTAAACGCTGAACCAGATAATGGTAGATAGAAAAGCATTTGATCGGTTTCAGGATCGTACTCTTTCATGACTTCCATAAGCTGGTAGTTCATGAACTCTTGTACACGAGCTGCTTGTTGTTCTACTTCAGGCGTAGCCATACCCATGACTTGGGCTTTGACAGGACCTTGCGATGGTAATATTTCATTGTAAGCCTGGGCTTGGAATTGCGTAACTGACTCAGCCAAAAGCGGATGCATCACGCCGGATGCTCCTTCAAATGGTTGAGATCTTTCTTCGTACTTCATGCCAAGATACTCAAGACCATCACGATAGGTTTGTTCCCAGTCTTCACGTGAAGCTTTGTCAGCTTCGACATTGCCCATGAGATCGTTTTTGATTTGACCTAAGTCTTGGTCGTCTAGAACTTCTGCTAGGTTTTGATAGAAATCAGTAGTATCCAATGGAGGAGCAACAGCACCAAAAACTAAAGTGCCATCGTCTAATTGTTCAAATGAATCTAGATCAAGGTTGTCCTCTTCGAGTTCAACCTCTACATCCATCTCTTTGGATCTGTCTCTTACCTTTAACTCAACTTGTTCGTCAAAGGTGATTGCCTTATCTACTGATGCCATTTATTTTCTCCCTTTTAGATATGCTTTTCCATATCCTTTTGTAGCTAACCCACCTTTAAACATTTTTTTAGGTTTAGATTGCACGGATTCTAAATGAGGCTGTTTGCTTCTAAGCTCATCAATTTCTTTCATAACTTTTTTATGAGCTGGAGAACCATATGGTAAATCCATTCCTTTGTTGTAAAGCGTTAAAAGCTTTACTCTATCTTCTTCTTTCATTGCGTTATAAAGCAATTTTTTTACAACTTTCTTTTTACCCATTTACTTTTTCTTCATGAAAGCTTTGCCGTGACCTTTAATAGCTATGCCACCGCCTTTATATTTTTTAACCATGCCACCTTTTTTGAAAGGTGTGGCGGCTTTTTTTAGTCCTTCAGAAACTTTACTTCCAGGAGCCACAAGTGTAGAAAGAGCAGCAGCTCCTTGTAGTGGAAGAGTGGCTTTTTTATAAGCGCCCCTAGCTGCTCCTTTGATTAGTTTTCCTAATGCTTTTTTCATTACTTTTTCTTTTTTGTAAAAGCCTTGCCAAGACCTTTCATGGCTAGCCCACCGCCAGCCATTTTCTTAGGTTTGCCTGAAAGAAGATCTTCAGCCATTTTAGTAAGTTCTTTATTGACGTTGCCTCTAGCATCTTTGATGATGGGCACGCCTTTCTCTGTGGTAACAACACCTATCTTGGTTGGCTTGCCGTACACATCGTCAATCATTTTTTGAATTTCAGGATCTTTGGATTTTAATCCAAGATTACCCTTACGCATTCTTTTCTTGACAGACTCTGGTATCTTTCCTTCTTTTAGAAGTTTGTAGCCTTCTTTGATAAATTTTTTCTTAGACACTTTGTTGTCTCTGTTGTCTAGCAGCTCTACCGCCGCAAGCCATGCCGCCATCTTTCATCTTAGCATAACCGCCTTTCTTCATTTTCTTAACAGAGCCGCCGTCTTTCATTTTAGCGTAGCCACCTTTCTTCATGTTTTTGGTTTCTGGCTTTTTAGTTTTAGATCTGTTGTATTCAGCCAAAGTATCAAAGCCTGCTTTCTTAACTTCGTCCATGGTCACAGTGCTGTACTTCTTGCCACGCCATGTGAAAGTTTTGTCAGTACCTAATTCTTTTCTAGCAGATTTGAAAGCTTCGTTGAAAGACATTTTATCCATATCTTTTTTCTTGCCAGCCATACCGCCACCAATAACACCAGCAGTGATTGCACCTGCACCAATCTTTTGTTTGGTAGTTGGAGTTTTAGCTGGTACTGGTTTAGCTTTTGCGCTAGGTTTAGCAGGAGCTTTCTTAGTTACGCCAGTAGCTTTAGGAGATTGCTTTTTAGTTACGCCTGTAGCCTTTGGTTTTGCTGTAGCAGATTTAGGTGGTCTGCCCGGACCTCTTTTTGGTGGAGTAGCAGACTTAGGTGGTCTACCTCTTTTCTTTGGAGCTGCCTTTGTACCTTTCTTTAGAAGATCGGTGAAAAATTTTTTTATTGCCATTGTTTGTTACCTCTAATAATAAATTCGTTGTTTGGGTATTGGCTCCTCATCTTCTTCATCGGTTGCCAATCTTACAAAGTTACCCTGACGAAATCTCATTATAGCTTGCGTAGTGGAATCTACAAAGTCATCGTTTTCTCCGTACGGAAAAGCTGCGCATTCTTCCATGACCTCATCCGCAAAGATGGTGTCCGGTGCCCATACCATGCCTGCTTCAAACACGGGCGAAACCGAATGCACACGAGTAACTTTGTCTCTTCCTTTCGTGGGACGATAGTTCACAACAGGTATTCCCATCATCCTCAGTTCGTGCGTCAAAGGCAAACCACTTGCTTGTGATTCTATCAGTACACAGTCAGGTTGCCAATACATATATTCGTCATAGGCCATGGCTTTTAATTCTGGAAAGTCCCAGCGACCCCTTTTTGCGTCTAAGAGAATGATGGATTCAGGAGCAGATTCGCTGGGACGGAAAACGCCCCAAGTGGTAATGGCACTAAAGTCAGCCGTTTCCTTGGCACTAAAAGCAGTATCGTACGATTGCAAAATGTAACTGCAATGCGGTGGCTCTTCGGCTTCCCATGCTTGCCACCATTCACGCTTAAGCAAAGCTCCTTCTTCGGAGGTAGGATTCTGCATGTACTGAGC